TTGCGCTTGAAATTGGATAGTATATAATTTTCATCTTCGATGAATGTCTTTAACAGTTAGATATCAAAGAGTTTCTACGAAACTCTTTGATATATAAAAATTGATAAGGTCAATATGAACATGATTTGGAATATTTTGTGAATTACAAATAAACAATATATAACAAAATACTTGAGATATCTTTTTATTAAATTTTGATACCTATTAATATTTATTTTATTATAAATAGTAATGTGTATATTTAGTACTCGTTGGTTTTTATCATGTTTTAGTAAAAAAGAAAAAATTTCTGAACAAGAAATACAATTAAGACGTATAAAATCATTACCATTTTATTGGCAATTATCTCAAAAAAATAAATTAGTTTAATAGTTTTTATAATAAATTTTTGATTCTATAGTTGTAACTAAAATAAAAAAAGTAATTTATATTAATATATAGATTTCGAAATAATTAGTAAATGAATAAAATAATTAAAGAAAATGATATATTAGAATCAAATTATGACTCTAATTTATTTTTTTGAGATGATTTTAATTTTGGTTTGTAGTTATTTTAATCTGCTGTATTAGAATTCATCATAATATATTCAAAATCAAATAAATCATTTGTATTAAAATTATCATTAGAATTATTATTATTATTTTTAAGAGTATAATTACATGTTCCACAGTGATCTATGTTAGAATAATCAACAATTAATCCATCATTTTTATTTTTATATATTTTCCACCTACCAAGTGGTACAATTTTTGTAGTTCCCGCTGACTTAAGAACATTGAATATATGAGCAATAGTTATACGTGATGGTATAGACATGATAAAATAATTATATATTAATAATAAAAAATAATATCAACTTTTAAATATCAAAGAGTTTCGTTTCACTTTCCAATTTTATTTTCAATTAATTAAAGAAATGTTGATTACTTTTCATATGATTTCAAGACAAATGCATATGAAAAAGCTGTTTCTTTTAAATGTTTGTATCTATCCATTCCACCAAAATGCCCTTGCTCTAATTCTGTCTTTAATAGCATCATATTATTATTGGAATTATTATGATGTCTAAGTTTTGCAATAAACTTTGCTGGTTCCCAATAAGCTACTCTTGGATCATTAAGTCCTCCTAAAGCTAAAATATGTGGGTAGTTGTTATCCCTAATATTGTCATAAGGTGAATATTGAATCATAAGATCATAATATTTCTGTTGATTAGGATTACCCCATTGCTCCCATTCTGGAATAGTTAAAGGTATTGTTGGATCACACATCGTATTCATTACATCAACAAATGGAACACCTGCTATAACAGTATTATACAAATCTGGTCGCATAGTCATTGCTGCACCAACTAATAGTCCGCCAGCACTTCTACCTTCAATTGTAATTCCTTTATCAAAAGTATAATTTTCACGAATTAAATGTTCAGCACATGCATTAAAATCATGAAATGTATTAATTTTTCTTTCCATCTTACCATCTTCATACCATTTGAAACCTAAGAATGAACCACCACGAACATGACTAATAACATATACAAATCCTTTATCAAGTAACGGAATAATTGTACTTTTAAATGTAGGATCTACTGTATGTCCATAAGAACCATATCCATATAAATATAATTTATTAGTTCCATCTTTATTAAACATATCTTTACGGTATACAATTGACATTGGAACCATTGTTCCGTCGTGACTTGGCGCATATTGTCTTTCAGTAATATATAAGGATGAATCATAATTTGGAACTGGTTTTTGTCTAATAAATTCAGATTCTTTGGAAGTTAAATCTAATTTATATATAGAATGAGGTTGTTTGAGAGAATTTTGAGAATACATAATTTCACGACAATCATATTTAGGAACACAATAAATTGAAATATTTTTAATAGAATCTTCAACTTCTATATTCCAGCTTTTATTTAACTCATATTTATTATTTTCATAAGGTACAACTCTAACTAAATTATTACCATTTTCTTTGTAACCAATTAAAATGAATTCTTTTAGTTCAATAATATATTTAATATATACACTTTCATTATATTCTATAAATTTTTCCCAACTATCAATATTAGTATTATTTTCATTACATATCATTACCATAAAATTGGATGAATTATCTTTATTGGTAGTAATTAAAAAGTTACCTTCGTGGTGATCTATACTATACTTGTGATTAGTAATTTTAGGAGTAAATTGAATTGGTTTTGTATCTTGGTGTGTAAAATAGTAAATATCACTTGTTTCATAACTGCCTGCAGAAATAAAGAAGTATTTATTATCATTAGACATTGAAAATCCAACATTTATTAACTCATCCATATTTTCATAAATCATATTAGTATCTTTTGTTAATGTATTATATCTCCAAACTTGATACATCCTATTTTGTTTATCACCTATTGTGTAATAGATCCATTCGTGATGCCATTTATAATCACAATATGTTAGTTCTGGGATAACATGTTCAAATTCTTCGCCAGTTTCGATGTTATAAATTTTTAAATCATATTTTTCATTTCCTGTTAGATCAATTCCATAACTCATATATTTATGGTCTTTAGTAATTGAGAAAGATGAAATATCACAACATGTTTTACCAGCAGCAATATCATTTTCATCTAACAGTTCAGTTACAACCTGTGTTTTCATATTCATACGACAATGAATTGGGTAACTTTTACCTTCTGTTGTTCTAGTAAAATAGTAATATTCAGAGTCCCATCCATTATCACTATTTGGAAGAGGATATGAGTCATATGTTTCTTGAATATGAGATAATAGTTCATGATATAACTCATCTTTAGTTGTATCTTGATCTTTCATAACATAATCTGTATAAGAATTTTCTAACTTTAGATGTTCAAGAACTTTTTCATTTTTTCTATCATCACTTCTCATCCAATGATAAGGATCATCTAATTCAACTGGTGGGCTAATAGTATTTTCACCTCGTGTACTATCAACATTTCCAAATAGAGTTGTGTGAACAATCCTTTCAGGTACTGGAGAATTTACAAAATTTTGATTATTAAGATTCATTAGAGAATTAATATTCATACTAAATAAATACAAAATCAATTTTTAACGGTGAAAGACATTCATCAAAGATAAAAATTATACGTTATCTCCAATCGCACTGCGTGTTTTATCAAAGTATTATTCTAAGAAAATTCACTAAAGGTGAATCGAATAAGTTGATAGTTATCAGTTGGAATGAACATGTTTATTATAAAAAATAAATTACACAAAATTTATTATACTTATATATATATGCAAGAATTAAATACTTCTTATAAAATAAAATATCTTAAATATAAAAAGAAATATTTTAGTTTAAAAAATTCTAATTTAGTTGATAATACGGGAGGTTCTTCTTATATTGATCTTGAAAGTACTAAAAGCTTACCAGGTCCTAAATATTTAAATTTATCAGGTCCTAATATCATTAGTTATATTAATATTGGAAAATATGAAAAAAAAATTATTTTAATAGGCGATATGCATAATATAAAAAATAAATGCGATGGAAAAGATATTAAATTAGAAGATCATATTAAAAATTTATTTGAAAATAATTCCCTCACTAATTTTGATTTATTTATAGAATTTCCTTATAATGAAGTTAAAAAATTAGGAGGTGATATATCAACAATAGAAAATCGAGACACAGAAGATTATATGCATTCTATAAGGAAATTAGGTTTAGAAAATTATAAAAAAAATCCAAATAAAAGAGTACACTTTTCAGATATTAGAGATGATGATTTAGCAACAAATTTGCAACATAAAAGTGAAGTACTTAATAAAATATTAGAAACTGTTAAACCAATTGATCCATCTTTTGATTATAAAGACTTAATTTCTGAGTTTCATAATTTTGTTGTTGAAAATATTTATCAAGATTTTGGAGCAATTAATGATTACATTAATGATAAAACAGACGAATTTAAACTTAATAGTAAAATTTTGAACAAAGAATTAAAAGGTTTAGAAACAATAATAGGTAAAGAAAATATTAAAAAAGTCTTAACATATGTTAAGATTCGAATAGAGCAATTGTTTGATATATTATTTGGCGATAAGGATATATTATTTGATAATATTGGAAATATCGAATTTCAAATTATAGATTGTTTTACACTAATATCAGAATTATATACATTTGCTAGAATATTTAAATCTGATTTCAATAATATTATTGTTTTTGAAGGAGAAGCACATATTTATATGTTATCAGAATTTTTTAAAATTATAGAAAGTGAATTTATTTACCATTATATAAGTTATCCATATAAACCTCAATGTGTAGAAGCAATACCATTTGATAAATTTTTCTTAGATGTATAAAATATTTTGAACTAAAAATAGACCATAAGATCTATTTTTTGATTAATATATAATAATTTATATTTTTAAAACTTACAGTCAATTTAAAAACTGTAAAAAGATAAAAATGAATTATCTAATATAATAGCGCTCGATTTTATTTTAAGACCATTTATTTTATGGTCAAATAGTAGTAATTAATATATTTCATAATTTGAATATTATAAAGATTGAAATTTGTTATTTATATATATAATATATAAATAAATAATGATAAAGTGTTTGGGTAAGATTGGAAATACTGACATGTGTAAAAAAACAATTGTTGTAGATACAAGGTTCTGTAAGAATCATCAATATATGAATGATTATACAGATGAAATGTTAGCAGATACAATATTGTGTACTGGATGTAAAAAACATTTTTATTCTGCAGATAAAGCAAAATGTTGTAATAAATGTAAAGAGAGAACTATGAAATGTCGTGCTGAAAAACAAAAGGATATTGTGGTTATTAAGTGTGAAAAGGATGGTTGTAAATACAAACGAAGTATTGAAAACAAATACTGTAATCTACATCAACGATGTTTATTTGAAGATGAAGTGAAAGCTCAAAACAAAAAATGTTGTGCGAATATAACTAGAGGATGTCGCGCAGTTCTAGATCTTAATTATAATTATAGTAGTTGTGCTGAATGTTTAGAAAAAAGTCGAATAAAAGATCGTACAAGACATCAGACTAAAGTAGTAAATAATGTAGGTAATGTATGTGTAAAATGTCAAAAACAATGCGATGAAAGTGAATTTATTGATTCACGAAATAATAAAACTAAAAACTGTTTAAGCTGTCGAAAAAAACAAAGAATTCTAGATAAAAAGAGGGATGAAGAACATGTTAGAGAATTGGCTAGAACAAATGAAAAAAAACCGGAAAGACAAGAAACAAAAAGAGTATGGCGTAATAATAATTGGGATAAATGTGTTAAATATTGGACTAACTCTAGGTCTAAAAAAATAAATGAGGTTGGGATTGAAAAATACTTGGAACTTAATGCTGAAACTCACAAAAAATGGTTAGATAATAATAAAGATAAACGCGAAGAATGTAATGTTACTCAGAAAAAAGACAATAATTATAGATTTAATTATTATAAAAGATGTGCTATTCAAAAGGGTATTGATTTTAATTTGTCAAAAGATGAATGCTGTAGTTTATTTGACAAATCATGTTATTATTGTAAACACCAAGATTATGATGGTTTTTTAAATGGAATTGATCGTAAAAGTAGTTATTTAGGATATGTTAAAGATAATGTAGTTACTTGTTGTAAAATGTGTAATTATATTAAAGGCACACATGAACATAATGACTTTTTAGAGATAGTTAATCATATACTTGTTTATAATCAGAAGATTGATGGCGACCTTAATTATGATATTATACCAAATAGATTTTCTCAGACGTACTCTAGATACAAAAATGGCGCAAAAATACGTTCAAAAGAATTCAATTTGTCAAAAGACGAATATCATGTTCTTGTTAATGGAAATTGTTATATATGCGGAATTGGTACGTTTGATGATCATATAAATGGAATTGATAGATATGATAATTCGGTCGGTTATATAAAAGATAATTGTAAAACATGTTGTTCTACATGTAATTATCTAAAAAGAGATTATACATATGATGATTTTATTAATAAACTTGTAAAAATTAATGAAAATAAAATACCATTTGTTTGTAATAATGGCGAATCCAATCCGAGTGCTGCTAAAAAACAAGAACACAAAGAAAATAGAATGAAAAATAAACAATCAAAAGAAGAAAGAAAAACAATTGAAAATACTAGAAAAAATTTAGCAAAAAAGACATTAGTAGATAAATATAATGATCCAGAATGGATTAAATTACATGCAATTGAAGTAGCTAAAAAACGTACGATTAAAAATTGAGTTGACATAACGAGTTTAAAGCGAAGCTTTCATTAATAAAACGTAGTTTTATGATTTGCTTAGCAAACTCGTTATAGTCACTCAAAACTTATTCCATTAAGAAAGAAAAAAATACCACTAAATGTGTGATTATAGTTGTGTAAAGTTAATTTATTTAAAATTGAAATATAATTATAACAATTTTAATTATTTTTATTTATTTATTAGTTTAAATGGAATAACCATCAAAATAAAATGAAGACACCTCCAAATTAATTTGAATATGCCAAACCACCCATACCACTCATTACTCTGAAAACATTGTAATTTACGCAGTAGATTTTGCAAACACCTCCGTTGGATGCGGAAGCAGAAGTGGTAACATTAAGAGTGGTGTTATCAATTCTTGAGAAATTGCAAGTACCAGAAGGTTGGTGATCAGCAGGTTTAAGAGCAAAGGAGTATACGTTAACACCATCACAAGGGGTGATGTTGAAGTGTTGGTAAGGTTGTACGTAATTGAAGTAGTTACCATCTCTGGTAGTAAATCTATCATGTCCATTTAATTGTAATTTAGCAGTGGTAATTGGGTTACCAGTGCAGTTAGGGTTAGTGGAATAGTTAAAGTAATCTCTTACGGTAACTTGTTTGGATACAAGGAAGTTCATGGCAGCACCAGTAACATTAAATTCACTAACTAAAGTATTTAAGTCTTCAGCAGTAAGATCGTTTCTTAAAACAACAACATTGGCTAAGTCAGCATCAGCCATGCTATTACCAGTACCAGTTGCGTTATCATTGGCAAATAATACTTGAGCATCAACTCTGCCAGATAATGTGGCAGCAACGCCGGTTAAACCACTTGCGGGACCTGGTGCGTCTCCAATTTCCATGGTAGAATCACCCATAGATAAGGTATAACCAGAATTAGAATCGTTAACATCAAGATTGGCTCTAGTAGCTAACCAAATTTTCTTGGCAAATCTTTCTCTGGCAGCTTCCCAGTCACCATCAACAGCCCAGTCAATCCACTTTTGGGATTTTTGGTATCTGTCAAGACATGTGTTCCATACAAGGTATTTGGAAGGATGGTTGAAGTTAAGTCTGTATTTGTGAGATGCGGAATCAAGAGTTTCGTCACCGGTAAATTGAACTTGTTCAATTAAGTATTCGTGAGCAGCTTGAGCAAATCTCTTTCTTTCTTCAGAATCAAGATAGACGTAATCAATAAGTAAGAAAGCATCTTTCATGGCACTGTTGGAAACAACAGGTGCGGAAGAACCAGTGTAGTTAATAAGTTCAGAAGCTTCTCTGAGTTTGATAGTAACTCTGACATCGTGGTATTGTAAAGCAATTAAAGGTAAAGCTAAACCGTTGTTTCTGTTGAACCAAAATTTAAGAGGAACATAAAGAGTGGTTTCTTCAGTGGTAGTACCACCAATCTTGGTTAAAGCATCAACATTACCAATCATGTTATCTCTGGCTCTGGTGTGAGCAAGTTCTCTGGTTAATTCATCCCATACATTAAGCCAATCACCGTATTGTTCATCAATTTTGGAACCACCAACTTCGACTTTGCAAGAATCAATCATAGCAAAACCAAGTTTGTTGACCCAACCGTAGTTTCCTCTAGCAGCTTTGTCAATTTTAGCAACTAAGTACATAGAAGTGATTAAATCACCGTTTCTGTTGACGTTGCAAGTAACGGTTCTACCGAATTCGGCAGCACCTTGGAAGGTTTGTTGAATAGGTTCAACGGAAAAGTTTGTGTGTCTTCTGTAGACTACCTTGAAAAAGGTAATTTGAGGTTGCCCGGTAAGATAAACATCTTGTGCACCGTAGGCTACGAGTTGCATTAAGCCACCGCCCATATTAGTATATACTATAATAAGAAAATAAAAAACAAAATTAATTTAATTAAATATAAATTTTAAAAATTCTTAATATATTTTTAAAATAATAAATTTGAAAATTTCTATATATATTTTTTTAAAATTAGATTTTGTCCAAAAATTGATATTTTTTATAGCTAAATATCTACTTTTCCAAAAATTTTGAAAATTTCTATATATTTTTTTTAAATTTAGATTTTTCCAAAAATCTTATACTTTTTATTTTAAAAATATAATAATCTATAAAACAAATAAGCTACTTATTTAAACGAATTATAGATTTTTTCATACAATAAAAATATTTATAATTTATATATTATAAAATGGCAACAAAAATGAATTTAATATTAGACTTAGATGATACATTAATTAACACATTCAATTTTAATTTTTATAATAATAAAAATATAGAAATTAATAATGGCAATGATAGTACGATAAGTATATTACATCTTCCTAATTTTTTAGGATTAGTATATATTCGTCCATATCTATTTGAATTTTTAGAATATGCGTTTACTAATTTCAATATAAGTATTTGGACAGCAAGTACTACAATATATTGTAAAGAAATTTTAAAAATTATTTTATCTGATTCACAGTTTAGTAAAGCAATTGTAATACTTGCGCGCGATAATAATAATTATGTTGATATAAAAACAAATAAGATTTATAAAGATGTAATTAGAAACAACATAATTCAAAAACCATTAGATTTATTATGGAATGATAAACAATTATCTGAAATATTTACAAAAGAAAATACATTAATTATTGATAATAATAGTCAAATATTAATAGAAAATCCACATAATTCGTTAATTATTAAAGAGTTTACTTCAAAATCAACAAATGATACATCCTTGCACGTTTTAATAAACTGGTTAAAAATAATTCAAAATGTACCAAATATTACTAAAATAAATAAAGATATTTATGAATAATTTTGGAACATTTCATCTGATAACTACTTAAAGTTGATTTTATAATATAATCTAATGTCTAATTTCAAAATTAAGAAGAATAAAAAAGAAAAATTAGAGTATCGCGATTCTACCACCTTAGACAGAAAGCACAAAGAACATTCTATAATGTTCAAAGAAGAGAAAGAAAACTTGCCCAATAAAATAGAACTATTAGAGAAATTAGAAGAAGAATTAAATATAATAAATAAAACAAATTCTTCTTATAATAAAGAAGATATAGAATTAAGTAAATTTTTGGAACAAAAAGCTATGTTATTAAACAATATTGATACTTTAAAAAATGAGATTGAAAGTATTAAATATAACCAAAATGAATTGGATTATTATGATAAAACAGGTGATATTATCTGTAGTTATTACCAAATAAGAGACGAAAAGAAAAATGAATTCTCTGAATCAAAAAACATTATTGATTATTTTAATAATAAAAAATTAAATGTTGATACTGATGAAGTCTCAAGAACAAAACTATTTGATCAATATTGTCAACGAATAGATGGTGTTAGAACTCTAAAAGATGATGGTTCTAATAGAATAAAATATTGTTTAGAATGTAAAATAGAAAAAATACTTGATATAGGAGAATCTAGTTATGTATGTCCAGAATGTGGCGATAGTGAAGAAGTAATATTAGATGAAGATAGACAAATTAAAGAATATTCACCTTATAAAAGAATAAATCATTTCAAGGAATGGATAAATCAATTTCAAGCAAAAGAGAGTACTGAAATACCTGAACCTATTTTCTTGGATATAATAAATGAGATTAATAAGAATAGAATAAAAGATTTAACAAAACTTGATAGAGATAAAATGAAACAAATATTAAAAAAATTAGGTTATAATAACTTGTATGAACATATACCATATATAATTAATAAATTAAGTGGGTTAGAAGCACCAAATATAAATAGACATATTGAAATGAAATTTATTGATATGTTTACTAAAATACAAGAACCATGGGAAGTATTTAAATCACCAGATAGAAAAAACTTTTTATCATATTCATATGTACTCCATAAATTTTGTCAACTTTTAGAATTAGATCATTTATTAATTTGCTTTCCATTATTGAAATCTGCTAGAAATTTAAAAGATCAAGAACAAGTATGGGAAAAAATATGTAAAGTATTAAAATGGGAATTTATATCTTCATAAACAAGACTTTTCTAAATATTTATATATGTACATATATAAATATTTAAAATATAAAAATAAATATTTAGAACTCAAATATAAACAAATTGGTGATGTTATAACAACTGAAATAATTGATCATGAATTAATTATTTATGGTTTAAAAAGAGATATTAAAGTCAGTTTAGATTCAACAAGACCAAGTAAACTAAATATTGAAGATATAATAGAATTAAAAATAAAGGCTGATGGAGTATCTGACATAGATGAATTAAATGGTTATGTATTTGTTAGTAAATCAATAGGAGACTATTTTGAATTATATATTAAGTCAGATTTAATCTTTGCAGATAGTAAAGAAGAAACTGAAAGATATGAAATAGGTGCAGGGTATAGAGTATCTGTTTATACTAAAAAAGATAATCAAAATCATGTATTTAAAGAATATCAAATAGAAGAACTTGAAGATTTAACAAACACACAAATAGAAATACAAAGTCATATCCAAGAAACTATTAAAGATGAATTAACTAGATTTACTAATGTAAAAATACCCAAATTACTATATTTTGATAAAGAAACTAGAACTATAATATTTGATAGAGTATATAATCCTTTTGATACTGATATAAATAATCCATCACCTATGCTTCATTTTAAGTTAACAAATGACTTGAGTAAAAAATATTCTGTTGCTGGTAGAGGGAGTGTTATTTTATTACCAGAAGTATCTATATTGTCTGATACTCATCAGATAGATTTAATTGGATGCATGAGTGAATTAGGAGAACTATGTGCATTATTAAATTTTAAATGTGAATTAATTTTAAGTGATATTGAAATCGTCATTGGTAAGGATAGTATTAATGATAAATTAAAATTATATTTGCTCGATTTTGATAGAGTGCGCCTATGTAAAGGTCATATTAATAAGTATCACCCTGGTTTATTAAACCTAATAGAAGATGAATATTTTCAATGGAAATCAGACCAGTTTAGTTCACCTTTTATTAGAGCTTTTACAGAAAGTTATATGCGTATTGCTATTGACCACAATGGTAAGGAACATGCGGCTAAAATAATTGAGAAATTAAGTTCGTCATAGTTATTTAGATGCTAGTTTACTTGGAATGTTACCAAATTATTCAAATTTAATATTACTAAAAGTTTATAATATAAGACTGTATAATATATGAAAATAATTCGTAATATATCAATTTTAATTTTATTTTTTGGTTTAATAATATTAACAATTTATATAACAAGATCTTATAACTACAAGATTGAAGATTCTATTATACATAAATCTAAATTAGAAATGGAGAAAAGAAAATTACAATCTGAAAATGATATTCTAAATAATGGCAGACCATCAATTGCATTCAGTAATATGTTCGAAAATTCAACCCCTTGGATGGGATACAGTGATCCTGATACAATTACAAAGAATATATCTGATAAAAAGAATATAAATAGTTATGCAAAATTTGATTCTAGTAAATATAGTACTGTAAAATAAATATATTGTTTTAAAGATTATAATATATATATTTTAATGTCAAAAGATTATTTAACCGAAGATACTATGCTACCTGAAGGTCAAAATTTTGTTTGTATCAGTTTTGTTACAGACCAGTCAAAAAAGACTACATTAACTGGAACTAAAATTAGAGGTGTATTTAAAGATCTAGATTCTGCATCAGCACATGCAAAGAAAATTCAACAAATTGACCCTGCTCATAATGTATTTGTAGGTGAAATGGGTAAATGGTTAGCATTTGACCCTGATACTACATCAAAAGCTGCAGGTAATGCTGAATATGCAAACGATCAACTTAATGAAATTATGAAGGGACATGAAGATAACCAAGAAAAAACTAAAATCTTTTATGAAAAAAGAAAGTATGAATCTTTAAAAGAGAATATTCAAGAAGCAATTGTTACATCAAAGGAAACAGCTGACAATTTAATGGAACAAATAAAAGGAACTAATGATAAAACTGAAGAAGAAACTCTTAATAGCAAATTAGAATCTATTAATAAACAAATTAAAGAATTAACAGTTAAGAAAACTGATTATGAAAAACAAGAACAAAAATATACTAAACAATTAGATAATCATTCTGTTAAACAAAGTGTAACTAATCAACCCAGTATTAGTATCTAATTAATTAACTAAATAATTTTATAAATAAGAAACTTTAATATAAAAGTATCTTAATTATAAGTATCTTTTAAGAATCTTTTAAGAATCTTTTAAGAATCTTTTAAGAATCTTTAACTTTTTTAACATTTATTCGAAAGTTATTTCTTTTTTTAGCTAAAATTTCACTTGGATCAAATATAGGGAGTCTTTTATTCCATTCTGAATCGTAATACTTTTTATGAAATTTAACATATTTATTTGATCCAAGTTTAAATTTAGGAGCAGTTTTTGCTTTATACCAGAATACTTTATCTGTAATAACTGTACTATGAACTCTATTATTAATAACCATTATACCATAGTTTTGTGTAATTTCAGTAAATACTTGTTTGAAAATATCAAATGATGGAAACATACCTGCATAATGATCATATAATTTTTTTTGATTAGATATAAAATCTTCGGCTAAAAGAAAAATATAATCTAAATTACTCCTCATTTCAGGAGGAATACCAATACAATATTGCATTGTTAAAATAAATGATATATGATAATGCCGCCCGTTAAAAAATAATTCTAAAATAGTTGGATCCTTTACCCATGTACCTTTTGATGCCATACAATCATCCATAATTAACATAAGTCTGCCATCCTTAGCTTTTTTACCTTCTTTTACTCTATTTTCATTATCTTCTGATATTTTAGATTGTCTGCCATAAATTCTAGATAAAATGTCAGGCTCAAAATTATCAAAAATATAAGAATCAGGAATAAAGTCGCCATAAAATTTATTTAATTTTTCTGTTCTACTAATAACAACGGCTGCGGGTATTGAACGTTTATGATATAAAATTTCTTTTGTAACATAACTTTTACCAGACGCACGTTTTGCAATCATTGCAATCGTTGCGTGGTCTACCATATCTTTAATATTAAATTTTTTTAATCTTAATTGCGATGTGCCAAATCGTACATCCATTGTACTCATTATATAAGTTATAGATATTATTCTATAATTTATTTAATTTTAATTAAAAATTAGCCATTTCTGTAAATATTTCTTGATTAATTACACCATTATTAATATTATTAGTTGGTTTACAAAAATGATTTGCAACTAACCCAACAATCGAGGTTGTTAATATTGGCAATTTAAATTTATCGAATGTCTTCTTATCTTTAAATTTCTTTTCAAGAGATTGTAACCAATAAACTATACTAAATGTTCCAACCATAATATATATTATTTTTCTCATTAAATAAATTCAGAAATAATTTCTAAGTTAAACTAATAATGAACAATTCTTCTGAAGAAATAAAAAGTTTAAATAAAAAATGCAATCTAAATAAATTAGAAAAATCAAAAAGAATTATTAAATATATTTTAATGGGTTTTATTATATTAGTTGCTGTTAGATATATCCCAAATCAACCGATTAATACTAAAGAAATTATTATGATCGGATTAATTTCATCTATATCATTTGCCATGCTTGATATGGTATCCCCTTCAATTAAAGTACTTAATTAAGATTAACCATTCGTAATTTCTTAAAATTGCAAATAATTATTAAAAAATTTATTTTTATTTACTTCCTCATTTTTTTCTTGAGTATTTGCAGAATCATTGTGTGAATTTGAGAATACTTCTTGGTATCCATTTTTATTTTTTTCGGGTTTAAAATTAACTGATGCTTCAGATTCTGAGCATCCTAAATCATTCTTTAATAAGTTTTGTAATTTTGAATCCATTGTATTAGAAATTAAATTTTCTGAACTAGTTTCAGATAATTTAGACTTATCTGTTTTATTTATTTCTATTTTTTTATCAGATGTATTATTATCAGATAATTGAATATCACCATTATTTAAAATTTTTAAAATTTTTGAGTTTAAATCATCACTTTGTACCTTCTTACCACCTACTTGTAATAATGATTGTTTAGATTTGGAAGTCGATGAAGTACTAGAAGATTTAGATTTAGAACTGGTACTAGAATTAGCTCTAGAATTAGCTCTAGAATTAGCTCTAGAATTAGCTTGAGAATTATCACTATGTTTAGTTGGTAAAGTATTAGTTGGTAAAGTATTAGTTGGTAAAGTATTAGTTGGTAAAGTATTAGTTGGTAAAGTATTAGTTGGTAAAGTATTAGTTGGTAAAGTATTAGTTGGTAAAGTATTAGTTG